AACTATGGTAAAATAGCAACTGCAATCGGAAAAATTAAATCAAGTGGTGTGGATGTTGCGCCACCCGATATTAACAAGTCAAGTTTCACATTTTATCCAGACGTAGAGAATAATACAATTAGATACGGACTTAGCGGAATTACAAAAGTTGGTGAAGAACTCGTCAAGGCAATTATGGATAGACGTCCTTACTCATCTGTGGCCGACCTTACCAATCGAGTCAAAATCAATAAAGCTCAGGTCATTAATCTCATCAAATCCGGAGCTTTTGATTGCTTTGGAGACAGAGTGCAAGTCATGCGCGAATACATCAACAGTGTTAGCGATACTAAAAACCGCATTACCCTTCAGAATATGAAGATGCTGTGTGATTTTGGTTTGATTCCAAATGAATATGACTTACAGCGTAGAGTGTATAATTTTAACAAGTATGTTAAAAAGTTTAAGTATGAAAGCTATTATTTGCTTGATGATATTGCTATGCATTTCTATGAAAGTAATTTTGATATGGATAAATTGGTTCCAAGTGATGTTTCTGAAAGTGGCTTTATGATTAAGCAAACTACCTGGGACAATATTTATCAGAGTCAGATGGATATTATTCGTCCTTGGGTGAAGAAGAACGCAAATGTTTTGCTCGAACAAGTAAATGATCGTTTGACTAGTGATATGTGGAACAAGTACTGTCTTGGTAGTTTGAGTAAATGGGAAATGGATTCTGTTTCTTTCTATTCTCACGACCATGAATTGAAAAATCTACGAAAGGATTTGTATGAAATTGTTGATTTTTCTTCTATTCCGGAAAATCCCGTTGTAGAAAGAGTACTTCCCATCAAGGGGCGTCAAATTCCTATTTTCAAGTTGTATCGAATTGCCGGCACAATTTTGGACAAGGACAAAAACAAGAAAACTGTTACATTGTTGACTACCGATGGTGTTGTAACTGTAAAAATCTTTGGCGCGGTATTCACTCATTATGACAAGCAGATTTCTGAAAAAGGCGCAGATGGTAAAAAGCACGTTATTGAAAAATCTTGGTTGTCTCGCGGTAACAAGATTATTGTAACTGGCATCAAACAGTCTGATGGTTTCTTGGCAAAGAAATATAGCAGAACTCCTTATCATCTAGTTGAGTTGATTACAGATGTAAACGAAGATGGTACTATTCGCACAAGAGGAGAACGTATTGAGGTGGCAGAATGAGTATAGGCCTGTATGACATGGATATGGCGACCTATACTCTGGTCCCTTTTAATCTTGAACTAATGAAGCTCTCTGCTTATTACAAGAAAAAGCGGGAGGTAGTTATACTATCTCCCATTTTTACTCCGGAACGACATTAGAAATTTTTTCTACGAAAAGATTTTGATGACGGAAATTTTCCACAAGGATTAGAAAAAATATCCAATCTTGAGTATGGCGGCTATGCTTTTTCAAATGGAATTTATGTTCCAATGGTTCCGGAAATAGAAAGTATGCGGCCGGATACATCATTGTATGAAAACATGGAAAAGACTATCATGGCGGCTAAGGGGCGCGACCAGCGAAAAATTTTCCAAAACATGATGGAGGCAGAGCATTGCCGTATTTCGCTTGATGGAAAAACAATTTGGGAAGATTATCCCAAACAATTCAAATTTTTAAAGACCGCGCGCAATCTAATGTTTCATGATTACGACCTCGGCGCAATCGATGGTGGATTTGACGAAGTAAAAAGATTACTCGCGCGGGCGCGCACAGATGGATGGGCGACAAGAGTGGGTATGAAATTTCCAGTTACTTGTACGAAAGGACAAGACTTGCTCAATTGGATTTCTATAAAGCCTAATAGTACATTCTATTCACTTCGTTATGATGGAGTAATAGATAATGATGCCTTTCCAGATTTTGTAGGAATTGTGCGCGAAAAATCAATATACAAACAATTAGACTACTATATTACTGCATCCTCTCTTAATGAGCAAGAATTTTTAGACAAATATATTCAACAAGTTTTTCGGCAGGTCGTAAAAGCACGTAGCTATAGGGTCTTTTTCACACTTAAATATGAGGAAAATTTCTTTTTCGACAGTAGATGGGAAAGAGTCTTAGATTTGTTCAATTTTTATCATAATAGTATGAAGCATTTGCCTCAGTCAGTATACTTTTCTAAAATTAGCAAAGATACTTTATTCGATTTCGCAAAAGCCACTTATAATGATTTGCCCGCTTATTATAGACGGGCCATGACCAAACAAGAAATACGAGAACTATTTGCTTTTGTCAGAGAAAAGAATCCTGCTCTTTTTGAGGACTTTTATTAGTTTAATGTTAGTAGTATGGAGGATTGAAAATGTCAAAAGAAATTAAAGCTAAAATTGACCAATTATGTTTGGAACTGGAGCAAGTTGTTGCCCCAGGAATGTTTACCCTAAATATGGAAGCAGCTGAAATCAGTAATAAAATTGCCGCATTGCAAAAACAATGTAAGCATAATTTTGTTAATGGACAATGTGAGTTCTGCTATCATATGGAGGGTAATGATGAATAATATTATTGTAGTAAAAAGAGACGGCACTGAAATGCCATATGATAGCAATAAAATTTTTCATGCTGTCATAAAAGCAATTAAAGAAGTAGATGGTGATATTAGCAGAGGTTATATTGCAGCCAATATTGCCAAAAGTGTAGATAGTTATATGGAAGCACATAATGTTGAATGCATTACCGTCGAAGAAATTCAAGACTTAGTTGAAAATCTATTAATTTATCCTGGTGATATACCTGAAATTGCGCGAGCATATATCCGTTATCGCTATCTGCGTGAACTAGCTCGTAATAATTACAAGGGATTAATGGATACTATTGGTGAAAAACTAAGCGCAACTAATGTTCAAAATCAAAATGCAAATGTTGATGAGTATTCATTTGGCGGCCGTATGGGCGAGATGAATAGTGCGGTCGCGCGCAAGTATGCTCTTGATTATATTGTAAGTCCTATGGCAAAGGAAAATCATTTAGGTAACATGATTTACATTCATGACCTAGATGCTTACGCAGTTGGTTCTCACAATTGCTTAACTATTCCCTTTGATGATTTACTTGCAAAAGGATTTAATACTCGTCAGACCGATGTTCGTCCTGCGCAGTCTGTATCTACTGCTTTCCAATTGGTAGCAGTTATCTTTCAGTTATAGAGTTTACAGCAGTTTGGCGGCGTTAGTGCAAGCCACATTGACTGGACTATGGTTCCTTATGTGAGAAAAAGCTTCACCAAACACATGAAAGATGGACTGAAATTCTGTGAAGGTAAATCTGACTATAAAATTGAACGCTTCGGCAAATGGCTAAAGCATGAAAGTGAAGATGGCATTTTACATTTCGATAATAAGGAATTTAAAGAACTTCATCCAGAAGCTTGGGCCTATGCTCTTGAAATGACAGAGCGCGAAGTATATCAAGCAGTTGAAGCTATGTATCACAATCTCAATACCCTTCAATCTCGTAGCGGTAATCAGCTTCCATTTACATCTGTAAACTATGGAACCTGCGCCTTGCCTGAAGGTCGTATGGTAACTAAGGCGCTGCTTGATGTATCTATTAAAGGCATTGGCGCGCTGCATAAGACAAGTGTATTCCCTTGTGGAATTTTCCAATGTATGAAAGGAGTAAACCGTGAACCAGGAGACCCCAATTACGATTTGTTTAAACTCGCGTTACGCTCAACCGCCCAAAGACTGTACCCCAACTATGCAAATGTGGACTGGTCTGGCAATGCAGGATATGACCGAAGCGACCCTCGTACCTACTTCAGTACGATGGGATGCCGCACTGCCAATGGATACGATATTAACGGTTTCGGTCAACTCAAAGACGGTCGCGGAAATATTTGCCCTGTAACTATTATTATGCCTACTTTGGCGATGATGGCTAAGGAAGATGCTAAATATCCTGCAGAGTTAAAGCACAAGCCTTCTGATGATTGTGTAGAACGTTTTATGCTTATTCTCGACAAAAAAATCCACGAAGCAAAAGATATGCTTATCGAACGTTTTGAATGGATTTGTTCTCAATCTCCTAAGTCCGCCAAGTTCATGTATGAAAATGGCGTAATGGCTGGTTATGTGCCCGAGGAAGGTATTCGTAGTGCGCTAAAGCATGGCACTATTGTTATCGGTCAACTTGGACTTGCAGAAACCCTGCAAATTCTAATTGGATGCGATCATACAGAAGAGCGTGGCATGGCTTTGGCAAAGCGTATCGAAGAGCTATTCAACAAACGCTGCGCCGAATTCAAGCAAGAGTATAAGCTAAACTTTGGTGTATACTATACACCTGCAGAAAATCTATGCCATACCGCGATGAAGAAGTTCAAAGAAAAATACGGAGAAATTCCTAATGTTTCCGATAGAGAATTTTTCACCAACTCTATTCATGTCCCGGTATGGAAAGAAATGTCTGTTTTTGAAAAAATTGATATTGAAAGCCAGCTAACTGGTTATTCCAATGCTGGTTGTATTACATATATTGAACTTGATAGTACTGTAAAGAACAATATCGATGCTCTTGAAACTATTGTAAACTATGCAATGGATAAAGACATTCCTTATTTTGCTGTTAATGTTCCAAATGACACTTGCCTAAAATGTGGTTATTGTGATGAGTTCAACGACCATTGTCCCGAATGTGGTAGTGAAGACATTCAGCAATTGCGCCGAGTAACTGGCTACTTGACCGGCAATTACAAAACTGCGTTCAACAAAGGCAAACAGCAAGAAACTGAAATGCGTGTAAAACACGGGTGATTATATGAGATACTCTGGACTTATTCGAAATGACCTGGCCGCTGCGCCAGGCATTTCGGTTACTTTCTTCACACAAGGATGCCCACATAGATGTAAAGGCTGTCACAACCCAGAAACCTGGAGTTTTGAAGGCGGTAAAGAATTTACTCCAAAAGTGCTAAATGAAATTTATGAAGCACTTTGCGCGAATGGAGTGGAACGCTCTTTCAGCATTATGGGCGGTGAGCCAATGTGTGAAGAAAATTTATTTCTAACTTGTTTAGTTCTTCAAAATGTGCGATTAAGATATCCAGACATAAAAGTTTATTTATGGACTGGATATTATTATGAGGAGCTTTTAAAAATGAGCGACCCAAAAGTAAAATTAATTTTAGATATGGTCGATGTATTAATTGATGGACCTTATGAAGAATCTAAAAGAGATATTACTTTAAAAATGCGTGGAAGTTCAAATCAAAACATTATTGAATTAAAGGAGACAAGAAATGGCTGATGTAGCTGTAAGTATCCCAAATGTGTATCTTTCTGATTTGGAAAGATTGGCACAGAAAGTGCATGATATAACAGGCCAAGAAGATACTGAAATTACTTTTGAATTTATTATAGCGAGTCTTTTTCCAACTAGTTGGACAAATATTCAAAATGAATTAAAGCATCAATATACAAAAGGATATATTCAAGGTCGTCTTGATAAAGAGGAAGAAATGAGAAGCTATATACATTCAAATCAAGATGATGATTCAGATTGTTATTGCGAATAAAATTTGAAATTATTTCAAAATTATGATATAATATAAGTAACAAAAAGAGTAAAAAGGAGTAATGCAAATGCTTATTGTTGAAAAAGTTTAGGTTTTTAATTTTGAGGGCGCAATGCGCGGCCTGCGTAATCCTAAGGATTCTTGGCATCTAAGTGATAGCAATTTTGATGATACTGGATGCGTTCATCCCGACGCAGACAATATTGAAAGTTGCGAACAGTGTTCTTTGTTTACTAAGTTTGGCGAACCTTGTATTCCTTATATTGGCCCTAAGGACATGAAGTTGGCTCAGCTTATGATTGGTGCCGGCACTGACGAAGCAAAATTCTTGCGTCAGATTTTTATCTCTATGGATATTACCGCACCTTTGTATTGGTAAATTCTTTCTGCCAATGAAATACTTTTCCTGGTTATCGCCAGGGGTCGCTTCGGCGGCTAACGGGGAACCACCCTTTGGAATCCCGTGGGAAACTTATTTGTATCAAAATCTTATAGTGTTTGAAACCTTTTTCTACTTATAAATAGAAGGAGGGATACTAATGGAAAAACAAACTAGAAACTCTTCACCAAGAAAAGACTTAACCGGTCAGGTTTTTACTTATCTAACCCCACTTTACTATATTAAAGGTGGAAAATGGCATTGCAAATGTAAATGTGGCACAGAATTAGATGTGGATACACGCAATCTAAATAGTGGCCACACTAAATCTTGTGGATGCTTATAGCGCGAAAGGGCATCAAATAATACTTTTGATATGTCCAACTATGAAACTGAGGAACTAAAAGTAATTAGTCGCGATGGCTCTGATGAGCAGGGTGTTGCGCTTTGGAAGGTTTTATGCAAACATTGCGGAAACACTTTTACTACCCGCGGCTCTTCAATTCGCGCCGGATATGTGAAAAGTTGTGGTTGTGTTCATTCTCTTGGAGAGCAAAGCATTACTAAACTTTTCTTAGAAAATGATATTGAATTTTCTACACAATACACCTTTCCAGACCTGGTGGGTGTGAATGGCGGAAAGTTGCGCTTTGATTTTGCTGTTTTTAAAGACCAGAAACTTTCTCATTTGTTAGAATATAATGGTGAACAACATTATAATCGCGCGGAAGGCAGTTGGAGTGAAAGTTATGAAACTCTAATCGCTAACGACGAAAGAAAAAGGCAATATTGCGAAGAAAAAGGAATTAGTTTGAAGATTATTCCATATAATCAAGAATATACACTAGAAGATTTGATATAAATTTGAACCTGTAGAGGCCATCCCCTAAGCCTTATGGGCAGGGGAGTAGGGCTACTATTGATACGTAGC